GTGTTAGCTCTTCTCTCTACGACGATAATTATCTAAACGACATTATCGACACAGCGGAACAAGTGATTCTTCCACTTCTTATTCAGAACTCGACAGCTGTAATCGAGTACGAATTAACTTCTAACGTAGCGACGTTCTTTACTCGTCGGACACACCCTTTCGTCGTAGGGCAGTCCATCGTCGTAACTGGTCTTCCAGCTCCATTTACAGCTACTCACACTCTTACAGTTATTACCGATTCTTCATTCTCCGCAGCTTTAACATCGGCAGACGTAACACGTCGCCAGATTATTCCGAATGGAATGGCAACTCTTAGCGGTTATTCAGCTGCGACTCTCTACGTGGGTAACGCGTCGATCGAGTCCGCTATCTATGCAGTATCTATCGAAGTCTTTCAATCTAGAACGGCCGCTGGCGGTCAGATAGAAGGGCTGGACTTCGCTAGTTCGCCTTATCGCATGGGAAGATCACTCCAAAATCGCGTCATCGGATTACTTGGTAATTACATCGATGTCGAAGTAATGGTCGGCTAATGCCAGCCAGTTCTATTCTTACAAGCGTCCGCACTCCACTAAAGACAGCTATAGCGGGAGTCGCGGCTAATACTTACGACTCAGTTCCAGAAGCTCCCATCGTTCCGTTCGCTGCAATCGTCCCGAACGTACCGTATCTCCAGCCGACGTTCTTAGGTAAGGCGAACGTAAAGCTAAAGGTTAATTTAGTTATGACTGTAGGCGTAGCGATTTACGATAATCAGAGCGCGCTCGATAACATCGAGAAGCTCGTAATTAGCATTCTGGCGGCTATTCCGTCAGGGTATGAAGTCGGAGACGTATCGAATCCGATTCCATTAAACATCGGAGCGTCGGAGATTCTCGCTTGCGAGATTCAGCTCTCCACCTATTACACCCAAACTAACTAAGGAGAAAAAATGGCCACGACCGTCATTACTGGACGCGATCTCGCTATGACGATCGCGACTAAGAACTACGACGAACAAGCGACAAGTGCGACGCTCTCATGCGACGTCACTATCGAAACTTACGACACACTTTACTCGAAGGCTTATAAGTCCATCGATTCACAGTGGACGTTCGATGTCGAAATGCTTGCAGACTGGGGCGCAACAGATTCACTCTGCGAAGCTCTCTGGTCAGCTGCGGAATCAGCTCCTAACACAGCTTTAGCGGTATCGCTTACAGCTGTAACAGGCGCAGTCTTCGCGTTCAACGTACTTCCACTATTCCCAAGCGTGGGCGGATCATCGCCAGACGCCCAGACTGTTAGCATGAGCTTTACAGTCATCGGAACACCTACAGAGACATTCAGCTAATAAATAGAATCGGGAGCTAAAGATGAAGATAGAACTAGAAGTAACTTACAGCTCGGGAGAAGTCGCTACATACGTAGCGGCTAATCCCGAGTGGGTTAAGTGGGAACGCAAGTTCGAGACGACAGTTAACGAAGCAGAATCTAAGTTAGGACTAGAAGGACTTAACTTCTTGGCTTATCACGCTATGAAGCGCGAAGCTGCGGGAAGTCCTGTAAAGCCTTACGAGATCTGGATCGAGACAGTCGAAGAGATTACGAGTAAGAAGTCAGACCCAAAAGCTGGCCCGTCGGAAGCTTAAATCGGATCTTGATAGAAGTCGCGATAGCGACTCGAATCCCGATGAGCGAATGGCAGACGACGGAAGATTTACTCACAGCTATAGAGATCTTGGAGAGACAGAATGGCAAGTAAGAAGGGCGTCTACTCGATAGAAGTCGAGCCAGCTGCGCTTAAAAACTTGTTACAAACTCTTAACCTTTTAGATAAAGAAACTCAAAACGAGATTCGCGACGCAGCTCTGCCACTGTCTAAGCGTCTAGCTGGACAGCTCATGATGTCTGCGCATGGTGCGCCAGCTCCGCAGACGAAGCTAGTAGCTTCAACGATTACAGCTAAGCGCGATCGTCTTATTCGCGTAGACATCGGCGGCCCTAAGAAGGTCGGTCGCAAGTACGGCGGAGAAGCTTCTAAGAGCGGTAAAGGTTCTAAGGTTCGCCAGAATGCAGCGCCAGCGGGTGCGCTTCTATGGGGAACGGAATACGGCGGCGGACGCGGTACGGACTCGCTAGGACGTGCCTACACAGACAGATTCAAGGCCCCGCGCAATAAGCGCGGCTACTGGATAGCTCCAGCTGTTGACTATTACACGCCTATAGTGGCGAAAGAATACATAGATCTTATTCAGGGCGTAATTAAGAAAGTAGGTCTGGACTAATGGCTGGCATTCCTAAAGTAAAGATAACTTTCGACGCCGACTTCGACGAATTAAAGAAGGGCGTTAAAGGCGCGCAGAATGAAGTCGAAGGCTTCTCTAGCAAGATAGGCAAGTTCGGAAAGGTAGCCGCCGCAGCTTTCGCAGCTGCAACAGTGGCAGCCGCGGCCTATGCTGGAAAGCTTCTTATCGATGGCGTGAAGTCAGCTATAGCAGACGAAGCAGCTCAAGCTAAACTCGCAACAACATTACAGAACGTAACAGGCGCAACAGACGCCCAGATAAAAGCTATAGAAGATCAGATAACTAAGACGTCTCTTCTTACGGGTCTTACAGACGACGAGCTACGTCCATCACTAGATCGTTTAGTTCGAGCCACGAAAGACGTAGGCGCAGCCCAGAAACTTCAAGCTGTCGCGATAGATGTCGCCGCTGGAAGTGGCAAGTCGCTCGAAGCAGTCACGAACGCCATGGCCAAGGCCGCCGAAGGTAATACGGCAGCTCTCGGTAAGTTAGGCGTAGGACTTACTTCTGCTCAGCTTAAAACTATGACAATGGAGCAGATTACGGCTTCGCTGGCTAAGACTTTCGAGGGACAAGCTTCTAAGCAAGCCGACACGTTCCAAGGCAAGATGGCCCGTCTTAGTGTTGCATTCGATGAAGCGAAAGAGACTGTAGGTTCTTACGTTCTCGACGCGATCACTCCCTTAATCTCTAGCTTCGTTGATAAGGGAATCCCAGCTATTCAGAACTTAGCTTCTGGATTATCCGTAACGCTAGGGCCAGCGTTTACGGCTATCTTTAAGGTCGTCCGCGATGATCTTCTTCCTATCGTTAAATCATTCTTTAACTTCTTCGCGAACGAGTTAATCCCAGCTCTAGGCGCAATCTTCGGCCCAGCTCTTAAAGGCCTAGGAGCTGCGTTTACTACAATTAAGAACGCTGTCTCTGCTAATTCAGACGAACTCGCTCCGCTTCTTGCACTCTTTAAGGCTATCTGGACTTTCACTAAAGATAATCTTGCTCCGCTTCTTGGTGGTGCGTTTAAGCTTGCACTTGAAGGAATCGGCTTAATCGTCGGTGGCCTTGTTACAGCATTCTCTAAGTTCGTGTCTCTATTGACTTCTATTTACAATGGTGCGAAAAGAGTTATAGATCTTATTAAGAATAATCCTATTACTAATTTATTCGATGATAATAGTAAGGGATTAAGAGCAAGCGTCGAAATCGAGCCTACTGGCGGCGGCGGTGGATTCGATACTGGCGGTGGTGCATTTAGTCCTAGTTCTGCGTCGCCTACTTTTACGGGCGCGCCGCTTGGAGCTTATTCTCCAGCCATGCAAGCTGCAATCTTACGTCGAGAAGAATTAAAAGCCGAGACGGAAAGACTACGGAATGCTCGAGAAGCTGCCGCAGCCGCTCGTCTTGAATCTACTGGCGGACTATCAACAGCCGAAAGAATTACTATTAACATGGGAATAGTGGGAGATCCAGAAGGCGCAGCTAGAGCAGTCGTCGACGTACTCAATCGCTCGGCAGCTAGAGGCGGCGGCGGTTATAACGCGTTAGTGGCTGTCTAGTGACTGTCTGGATTCCCGAATGGCAGGTAACGGTAAACGGTGGCACTAATTACACGAATCTAACCCTAGCTACTGTCTCGATTACTTCTGGTCGGACAGACATTTATTCTCAGCCACGCGCTGGCTATTGCTTTATCGAAATCCTTAACCTAGACGAATCTCCTATAGTAATTGACGTTAACGATAACGTCTTAATAAAGATTAAAGATTCGACAGGGACATTCGTTAATCTATTCGGCGGAGACGTTACGGACATTCAAGTTCAACTCCTAAACAGTAGCGGAACGGAATCGAATCAAGTTATCAGAGTTACAGCTCTGGGAGCTTTATCCAAGCTTCCAGTAAGCCTTACAGAAGGCGTCCTAGCTAAAGACTTCGACGGCGATCAGATTTACACCATTCTCTCGGACTTGCTTCTAAATAACTGGAACGAAGTAGCTCCCGCTGTAACGTGGGCTGCTTATGACGCAACCCAGACATGGGCCACAGCGGAGAACGTAGGACTGGGAGAGAT